CGAGACCAGAATTAAGTGATGTTCACGCAATTCAAACAGGCGTTACAATGGATAAGTATATTCCTTTGTTAGGGCAATTTGGATTAGTGGGCAAAGTGGACCCTGGTTCTTGTAGCACAAACACAGAAACATCTCAGATTCCTACATCAGAAAAGCAATGGTCTCCAAAGTTAATTAGCTATAGAATGGCACATTGTCAAGATGATTTACCAGACTTATTAAAATTTTGGGAAAAGTCTCGTAAAGCATTAGGTACCTGGGAAGATGTAGATAACGAGATGTTGGCATTTATAACTGACCGAGTAGTTGATGCTAACATTCAGGCTCAATTAAGAATAGCAGATTTTGCAGATACATCAGAAGATGTAGTAGGTTCAGGCGGGAATCTTACAGCCGGGACTACAACTGCATATTTCACTATGATTGATGGTTTATGGGCTCAAATTTTTGCAGATCAGGCAGGTGATGAGAATATTTACAGACACGAAATAAGCGAAAATGGTGAAGCCAGCAAGGCGGCCCAATCAGCATTAGCAAGCTCAGCAGCGTTAGATGCTTTTAGAGCGATGTATAACAACATTGACCCCAGAGCGTTTGATGGGAATTTGGAGTTTCAGATAACCCGGTCAATGTTTAACAATTGGCAAGATTATCTTGAAGACAAATCTTTGAATTTCACTTTAGAAAGGGCAGAAGATGGGTCGAACAAATGGAATTACAGAGGTATTCCTATTAAAGTTCGTAAGGACTGGGACAGAATTATCCAGACTTATTTTGATAAAGGAGATACTTATTATCTTCCACATCGTGCGATATTAGTTGATAAAAATAACATCCCGGTAGGAACTTCTGATGAGGAAAGTTTAACATCTTTTGATGCTTTCTACGACAAGAAAGACAAAACACATTATATTGATGTAGCTTTTAAGTTGGATGTCAAAATCCTTCAGGAAGAATTAATGGCCGTTGCATATTAAAACAAGAGATATGAAAAAGATACTTTTAATATTAGCAGTTTTTTTGTTTACATTATCTTTGAATGCACAAACCGTTGTGCTTACGGATGATGTTATAAACAAGTACGGAGCAACAGCAGACACTCTAAACAAGAACGATGAAGTTTCAGACACATACTACGTTAAAGATTTTATCCAAAATGCAAATTTATTTTGGAATGTCGACAGCGTGGATGGTACTTCTCCTTGTGTAACGTTAGGGTTTTATGGTAGTTATGATAATTCAGAATGGATAACTATTGATGAGACAACGTTAACAGTTACAACCGGAGATACAACTTTTGTACAAACATCAACAACATACTTTTACCCTTATGTTAAGACCTATATTAAGGCCGTTGATAGTACTCAAACTTCGAGGTATAAGTATAATTTAGTAATCGATAAAAATTAAAGATATGGGATGTAATGATGGAATTGCTGCAAATATAATTTCTGATTGTACCACAAGTAAAGCCGGGGGGCTTGAAGTCAAAGCGTGGGTATTAAATAGGACGAATGCGGTTATCACTTATGATGAGACAACCCCAAATTTAATCACCACAATAGCAATGGAAGCAGGAGAACAGGCTTTTACAATTGTAGGTACTAAGAAATTACTTAATACAGGTCATGACGTTGTTGTGGCAGATGATAGACCCGATAAATATACACATTATTTTAATTTTCAACAATTCGAAATATTGTCTGAAAAAATAGTAAATGCTGATAATATAAATGATGTTATAATTATTGTTGAAACCAAGGATAAAAATGATACAGGTGATGGCGTGTTTATTGCTTACGGTGTTAAAAATGGTCTTTGGAAATCAACTGACACACAAAGAGCAAACGACATAAACGGAGCTCGAAATATTGAGCTTACAAGTTTGGGGGGGCAAGAAGAGCCTTACTCAAGATATGTTGTTCTATCGACTGACTATGATACAACTTTAACAATGCTTGAGAGCCTTGAAGAAGTTGCTACATAATATACTATCCAAAGACTTTGAAGAAATAGCAAACTCTTCATTGTCTTTGGATTTATTAAAAATCTATTCAGTATATTATCTGAACGGAGTACAGCCTAAGACTTGCAGACAGTCGTTGTCTGAATACTACCAACGAATTTTAAAAGATAAAGATAAAATCATGGAAAAAATGACAGAAAAAACAAATAAAACTAAGCTAAAAGGTATACGGTATATTGGTAAACCCTTGTGTAAACATTATAATTTAGCTGAATTAACTGATTATGACGCTCACAAATTGTTAGACAAAGGATATCTTAAAGAAAAAGACTTTAGTCAATTGCCAAAATCGTATATTGAAGAAAAAGAAGTCGAAAAAGAAATAAAAAAAGAAGAAAAAGCAAAAAAAGCAGCCAAAAAAGATAAGAAATGAGAATATTATTATCCGAGACAGATGAAAGATTAAAAACTAAACTAAATAAGTCTATTCGCGCGGGTGGCGTTAACGGGGTAATGGAATTTGGAGAAAATAACGACTACCCGCAAAGAATAGAGCGTATTATTAGAAGTTCACCTACGGCAAAAAGTGCTGCGGATATTTATTCTAAATTTCTAATCGGTGGGGGTTTCGAAAGCGACATTAATAATATTAAAGTAGGTTATGACTCACGAAGAAAAGAAATAACTGTCAGAGATTTATTAACTCAGGTATGTAGGTCTTTAGCCTATAATAACGGGGCTTATGTTCATTTGAATTTAACCCTTGAAAGGAAAGTTCACAATGCAAAACATATGCTATTTAAAAATGCACGTTTTGCGAAACTTGATGATGATGGCTATACTGCAAAAATAGGCTACTATGATAATTGGGAAAAGGACCGGGCAAAAAAATTCAAAAAAGAGGACATCAAATGGTATCATATTTTTAATTTAAACGAAAAAGCTTTTGCATCACAAGTATCATCGGCAGGAGGAATAGAACAATTTAAAGGTCAGGTTTATTTTATGTTTTTAGATAACGAATATTTATACCCTTTGTCTCCTTTCGATTCTACTTACATAGATGCCGATACTGAGTATCAACTTTCACTTCACAAAAACAACGAAATTCGTAACGGATTTAGCAAAAAAACACTATTTCAGGTTAATGAGCAATTAAATACAGACGAAAAAGACGACCTTTCGGATGGGATTAAAGATTTTATGGGTAGCCGGGGAAGTAAAACATTAGTTATTGAAACTGAAGCAGATGAGAACGGCAATATAATCGAAAATAAAGCAGTAAAAATTGATTCAATTGATTCAAACATTGATTCTAAACTTTACGAAAATTGGGACAAAGAAATATCAAACAAAATTCGTAAATCAATATACGCTTTACCGAGCGTTTTGATTGATTATGACGAAAGTAAATTAGGAACTACAAGCGGTGAAGGAATTGTACAGGCAGTTAATTTTTACAATCAAATGACAAAAGATGACCGCAACGCTGTAAGTCGAATGTTTGAAGAAATATTTAAAAATTCAGCTAATGAAAACTTAGCAAATAACGTAAATTGGAACATTAAATCATTATCATTATACGAGCCTGATACTAACATATGAGCAGCAGCAAAGTATAAAAGCGATAAGCACAAACAACGCTCATCGTTACGAACAGATTGCAGCAGAAATTGAAGAGACCGATTTAAAAGCTCTTTTAGGCACTCCTTTATTACAAGCAATACAAGAAACTCCAGAAAATCATACTAATTTATTAGATGGAGATACGTTTGAAGATTGCAACGGCAATACTATAAAGCATAAAGGTTTGAGATATGTTTTAGCTTATCTTAATTATGCAAAGTATATAAGCGAAAGTTCAGTTCAAGATACATTTTCAGGTTTTGCAGTTAAACAAATGGAAGATAGTAACCCTGCGAATGAAGGTACTATCTTAAGGCTAAAAAAAGAAAATCAAAAAATAGCCATGACCGAATGGGAGCTTATTAAAGAGTATTTAACCGAAAAAAAATATTACCTTTGGTATATTAGCAAAAGCAAAAAACCACATATGCCTAAAATGACATTTTTAAGAAACACCGCCAAATGAATACAAAAGAACTACATAATCAAACGCTAATAACATCGCTTGAAACTAATCATCGTTTTGCAGTTGGTTATCCGGGTCAGGAAGGAGCGGATAATATTTTTGTTACAAATTTACTTAAGCTTTTTTTAAAATATGGCAGCTCTATAAATGTAA